CCTTTCTTGACGGTATTATCTGTTGCTGCTTGCTTTTGGTTATTAAGGTTAACTAACTTATCTATGTTTTCTGTAGTTGACTCGCCATCTACAATATTTCTAATAGAAGACATGGCTTTAGCACTAATCGCCGCGCCACCTATACCTGTCGCACCAAAAAATCCCTGTATCCCAGCTTCTAAACCTTCTTCACTGGTTACTGCATCCAATGCAGCACCTAGTACGTCTGCTGATTTATCAGTGCCAGCAACAGAGCCAAACTCCTCATTAACCTTATCAGATGCATGCTGTAGTATTTCTGTACTAAACTCCGTCAACCCGCTGCCTACAACTGCCATTGCAGTTCTAGCATTTTTGTTGTAGAAAACTTTCTCCGCTAGATTTCTATTCATCTGCGCAAATAAACTAGCTGAACCTTTACCAGCAGTTCCTTTAAGTATCCCTCCAACCGTTCTACCTATAAATCCTAAGCCAAGCATTTCAAGTCCAGCTGAAACAGCAGCCATAGTTAAAGGTATAGCGTTATCAGCCTCTCCAGATTTTATTAACTCATCCATTGAGATACCAAGGTTTTCGGCCTTTAGTTTATTGTAGTTTATATAGTTATCAGCCGCGTAGTCTGCAAAAAACCCTGTACCGAATGTAGTAATACCATAAAATGCACTACCTAAGCCATTTGTTACTGCATCAAAAATGGCAGCGCCTAAACCAGGTATATCACCTTCCTTGATACTTTTAATTACCTCCTTAGTAGGTAATGTCTTATCTTGCTCTATTTTTCTCTGTCTTATATTTTCAAATAAATCTTCTTCACTTAATCCTTGCGTTAAAAAATCATATCCAGTTTCTTCTGCAAACTTCTGAACTGATTCAGAATTAAATATTGCATCGCTCATTGACTTAGCGGCTATCTCTAAGCTAGCGTTAGCTCCTTTTTCATCACCTGAATACAAGCCATAAAACTCAGGTATGTCCCATAGTTGCTCTGCAAGGTTTGATAAAGAGTTATATACTGAATCAAAAAAACCTAAATCCTTAGCTTCTTCTGGTGACTCCAAAGAACCATCTTCCAATGCTAAATCCGTACCTGCTTCTTCTGTTCCCGCTGTCGCAGTCGCACCATCCTCGACAGCATTTAGCTTTTCCAAGCCATTAACGTTTTCGTACTCCTCAATAACTAACTTTATGTTCTCTTCTGGCTCACCAGCATCAATCATGCGCTGTACAATACCTTCTAATTCTTCCATATTAAAATTTTAATTATTTACTTAAATACTTAGCCATTAAATCAGCTGCGGTTTGTTTAGTCGAAGACTTAGCTAAGGCTGTCTTAGCCACCACTTCTTTGATAGCACTGTTATACATTGACTTCCAGTCTGCTTCTTCTAAGTTTATAACCTTTTCATACTTATTTGGACCGGTTATAAGTATCTTATCGCTACCAAAAGTATCCTCGTCTATAGTCACACCAACTTCTTTTAACTTACTAATGTAGTCATCACCTAGTGTTTCCATGAACTCTCCTTCAGATATTTCATCTGGCATTGATCTTATAGGTGCTGTTAGATCTTTTATAGCCTGTGGAGTACGCATCTTACCCTCAGCTCCTTCAACAGCTGTCTTAACACCGAATATATTGTATAGTTGTTGTTTAGCTTTTCTAGGTTTACTTAAGTCTATGTTATCTATTTTAACAGGTCCTTCACTCTTGCTTGTCTCAGGTCCAAACACAGTTATTAAGTTTGGTTTGCTAGGATCAAGTATCTCAACAGTATAACCACTTCTTAATCCATTCAGCTCACTGAAATCCATAGCATCTGCATCATCTGAGTTTAACATAGCTATATTGCTTTCTAAGGCTTTATCTATCATTAGACTAGTATTAGCTGCGTCACGCTCACCCTTAGTGCCTCTAGGCGTTGTCTTAGGCTCTATAAACCTCTTTGTTGTATTTATCTTTTCATTAGGAGGTCCAAATGCGCCAAGCTTACTAAGTGTTGTGTTTACAGCGAAGTCTCTTATCTTGTCATAATCTTCTTGGCTAAACCCATAGGTGTTGTCAGTACCATCTTTAAATTCTACGTTAAATATTCCATCATCTCCTAAAGTAATTTCTTTACCAAGTTCAGGTCTACCATTAGCACCTATTTTTGGCTGACCATTCTTATCCATAACTAACTCGTTATAGTAGTAAACAGTACTACCGTTCTCTTCTCTTGATTGAGCATGTGATTGTACGAAAGATGCAACAGTAGGTGCACCACCGTTCATCATCATGTTAGCGTATGTTCTGGCATCAGGACCAACAGCTTGCTCAGCTTTATTATAATCAACTCTGCTTTGGTCTACATAATACTTCTGTACCTTACCATCTATAACCTCTGACTTGACTATTGTAGTAGGATCGCTGTAGTAGTCATCTGTTATTGTACCTTTCTTAGGGTCTATAAAGCCTGACTTAATCAACTCATCTTTTATTCCAAAGTCTTTATCTGTACCAGTACCCACTATGTCTGGATTAGTAGCGTAAGTTCCTTGAAAGAACGGGCTAGTATCACCTCCAGTTTGCGCCTGGTTTAAGTCTTCACTAGAAACAGCATAAGTATCTCCAGCGTCTAAATATTCCTGGTTACCTGTTTTGTCATATAAATCTTTATTTAACTTAGCTATTTCAGGTGACTGTGTAACTTGATACAACTTGTATCCAGATTCATCATCATACCTCATTTCAAATTTAATCTCTCCTTCAAGGCCGCTATTAGGTTGAGATAGGGCAGATGTAACGGCATATCTAGGGTCTGAGAAGTTAGGATTTATTTGCCCAGGCTTTGTACCAATGCCTTTCTCACTAATTATTTTATTATAATTATCAAGTGTAACCTCAAGCGGAGCAACTTTCATAGCTGCATTGTTTATATAGGACTTGCTATTTCTTATTACCTTTTCATCATACTCCATACCCTCGTATGGTTCTGTTGCTGTGTTATACTTAAGCAAAGACTCTTTGTACCTAGAAATAATTTCCTTATTAGCTGTCATGTAGCTATTAACATCGACATTATTTTCAATAGCTGTTTTTTCTAGATTTGACTGTACATCGCTTAGGTGGTTATTCACCTTTCTATATACATCAAAGTTGGCTGTCTTGTTAGCTTTAGCAGCTCTAGCTTGATCTGCTACTCCCTTTAGCATCTCTTCAGATCGCTTACTAAACTCCTTAGCAGCAAACTCACCTAAACTACTACCTTTATATACTTTTGGATTTCTATAACTCATGTTGTTTTATTAATTTAGACGCTACTAGCAGCGTAAGATGCACCCATGAACATGTCAGCGTCCATATTTTGTTTTTGATATTTTGCCATTGTTACAGCATTTTGAGTCTCTCTATCTTGAGCTCTAGCTTGATCTGCTAAGTCTGCTTGTCTATCTAGCTTCGCTGTTTCTCTAGTCTCTCTACTTTCAAACTCGTACATTGCTCCTTTAGCTTCAGCATCTTGAACTCTTTGTTTTTCAGCTATCTTTTGTCTTTGTAACATCTCTTCTCCTTGCGCTCTAAGTTTTTGGTTTTCAGACTCTTGACTCTCTATGCTAGCAGCTACACCTTTCTTACTTTGTAATGCGGCTTGCGCTAGAGCTGTAGCTCCACCTGCACCAGCACCTGTTGCTCTTAATGTATCTAATGTATTTGCCAATGCAATATCAGATTGTTCCATCTGCATCTCAGCCGCTTGCGTAGCAACACCTAGATTACTGAAAGAATTTGACATGTCACCACTTAAGTCTTTTACATCCTCATAAGGATTTATTATATCTTGCCTGCTGTTTTCAAGTTCATTTAATATACCTTGCTGTCTAGCAGAGTTAACTTGGTCCTTAACAGCTTGTGTAACCATAGACCCATATAATTCATTTGCTGCTTGTCTTTTTTTAATTACAGAAGTAGCAAGCCCAACAGCAGCAATACCTAATAATATACTCATTTTACTTTATTTTTATAATAATACGATTAATATATTGTGACAATAGCCTGTTACTATCTATATATATAGCCTAATGTCACAGTTTTTTTTTAAAAAAACTAAAATTTAATGTTAAACAAAATTTGATGATACAGCAAATAACGTTTTTTGCCCTCCAATATCTGTTGTACTGTCTGTACTTAGCTTGACTGTTGCAAAATAACCTTTTATTCCACTCATACCGATGCCGTCTATAACCTGTCCAGGTAATCCTTCACTCACTGTAGTCACACCATCTTTAATAACGCCTTTGTTTATTAGATTAGCATAGTATTTATTTTCTTTTCTATTAAACCCTACATGGTATGTAACACCACCCTCTGTATATTCACCTTCGATATAGCTATATACAAAAGATGATTCATCTTTATAGCTATTATAGTTTGGGTTTAAATATACCTGTTCAGTTGGGTCAGACAAGAAAAAGTCTGTTTGCCAACCATTACTACCCTCGTAATTTATGGTATTAAAGTTTTTAGAAAGTGATACGTTAGAGTTAAATGAAAGCTGAACTGATGATGGGTATATAGTACCATAGAAGCTACCTCTATTATTAGTTACATTGTTGTTGTAATGTTTCCATATAGTAGCATCCTTACATGTAAAATAGGTAGAGTCTAGCGTGTTTAAAAACGAAGGGTTATAATCCCAGAAGCTAGTCCACCCGTTGTTTTGCTCGTTGAAAGATAATGTATTGTATCCACCACCAACTCTTACATTATTATCTATAGCAGTAACAGCTTTCTGTAATGACACGACGTACTTATCTAAGTAGTTATCATAACCACCAACTACCTTGTCCTTAACAAACTTTTTAAATTTTATTTCTGTACCAATAGCAGGGGCTGAAAATGTGCTATTTAATTTAACCCAATTGTCACCAGGTGATTGAGATATTTGATTTATTATTAATCCATTAAGTCCATATGTATCAGGAGCTTGACCTTGTATAACCATACCAAGCTCAAGACTACCAAAGTCTACATCTGAGTCAAACGAAAGTTGAAGTCCAATTACAGATGAGCCACTAACAGTAGCAGTAACAACTTGATCTTCAAATACGTCAGATATATTACGCAATTCATCTCTAAAAAAATCACGCATACCATATGAACTTATCTCTGTTAGTCCATCTCTTGATAGCCTCATCATAGAGCCTCTATACTTATCTGCAAAGTAAATTCTATATCCTTTAAATGCAAATGACTCTGGGTTACTACTTATTCCATATTCACCACCATACTGTTGAATTGAACCTAGTACAACGTTTGAAGCTGTTACTGCTGGATTACCATCAGCTGTATATATAGCGTCTTTATCAACAAAAGTTCTACTTACTTTATCCTCTTGAAATATAGTTAAGTTGGTATCTGTAGTATATAGCCTTTGTATACCTCCGTATCTTGGATCAACTTCTTTTGTTATAGACTCTGCTACTGAGAAAACATTTGTTTCATTAAAACCAGTTCTAGAGTTATATAAGCCAGAGTATATCAAACCATTGCTTAGCTCTAGTCTTTCATCATTTGTTTCTGTTATAAATGCTCTAGGAGCTAAATCAGTTTGAGTGTTGTTATATCCACCTCTTATTCTAGACTCTTCTAAAAACCAAGTATAATCAGTGAGTGTAACGTCTGCTCTACTTGGAAAAGTTGGGTAGCCAGTGGGATTCCAAGGTAAACCAGGATAGACTGCTTGTCTACCAGTGGCAGTAGTTGATACTACTTTTTTTATTATATATGAATTAAAGTAAGTTACTTCCCTTGTTAATGATTTGATTAGCGCAGGATTAATTGTGCTACCATTACCTCTATTTATAAAGTTATTTAATTCACTTATGACACCATTAGTACCTGACTCATAGAATATATCTATGTTAGAAAATACTGGCTCTGTCTCATACACATTCAGTCTTGTTCTTTCGTAGCTTACATTTGGACTAGTAAAACCACCAATAGCACCAACAGTGTCTTGAGTTGCCACTTGACCTATTAAATAGTTAGAACCTTTGTTTGAATTAGATGTAGTTGGTACATTTGGCATACCAAAGAATGGAGAGGTATTATATACTTGACCTTCTATTGACTTATCTAAACCTAAATCATCTCTTTGGCCTATTAGAACAACTTTATCAGGTGTCTTAGCAGTTAAGTACTGCTTATTAGTACCTACTACAGTATCGTAGTCAGTATTGTGTACTCTAGGAAAGATATTAAGAGAACTATTAAACTGTACTTGTAGTGGTCCTACTTCGTTTAAGTCTCTTGGAACTTTATTTATATTGTCACCTAGTAGTGTTATAAATGATAAGTCTTTAGTATCTGTTATGGAAGATGTGCTCAATGTTAATAGTAAGTTACCACTGCTTCCACCAAGAACACCGCCATTACCAGTCACAAATATCTGATCACCTGTTCTATATCTAGTGCCAGATTGGTCTACAGTAACCTTAGTAACTGTGTTACCAGAAACAATAATGGTAATGATCATATTATTGCCATCAGCGCTGTCTGTGGTGTATCCTGTAGTTACAGATACTTCACCTGTATATGTACCGTCAACAAAATCAGTTTGATTGGTCGTTATGTTTACAGCAAACTCACTTTGCGGTGTGTTGTTTAATATTGTAGGTAGAAATACATTGTAGTAATCTTGACCTTTCTGCTGAACAACTACTTTATAGCTATACCAACCTAATGGGTTTGTGGCGCTATATAATCCTATCTCGCCAGCAGCTATATCAGAAGTTATAGCCTCATTGAATTCAACTTTTAAGGAATTACCTAAGTAAGTGTCTGTTGCTGATATTTGAGTACCAGTAAAGTACTTGTTATATATAGTGGACGCACCAGGCGCCGTTATAACGTCTGACTGCCTTCCGAATACATCGCACAAAACTATACCAACCTTATACGATCTGTTCTGCTTGCAGTTATGGTTTGGATATTGTTGCTGGTTTATAGAGTTATTTACACCTAAGGCATATTTTTCACTTTGAAGTAAAGTAAAATCTATGTTTGATCGTCTTTTAAATCTAACTAAATAGTTACCATATATAACTCGGTTAGAGGCTATCTCCTGTGACTTAGCTCTTATAGGCACTTTGTCTGAAACTCTACTTAACTCATTGCTAGGTAATGTTTTAATTGGTGCTTGAGAATTATACGTGTAAGCTAACTGTATCTCTGAAGTGTTTAGCTGTACCGAAGTTAGTGTATCTAATACTTTTAATGACAATGCATCAGATTCTTTATATATTATATCTACTTCTTTTACTTTTAATCCTGTAATTAAATCACCCACAGTGTTGATACCATTAGGTAAGTCTATAGTTACCACTGCCTTGTTAACTTTGTTCTCGAAAAAAGAAATTATAGAGCTCTTAAACGCGTCTATCTCATCTGACTTACCTTCAGCTAAATAACTATTAGGGTTTTGACCTAAGAAATAACCATCTTGCTTAGGTATAAAAGCTGGTTGAGAGAACGGCGATATTATAGAATACTCATCGTCATCATACTTGAACCTATAAGCAAACCTTATAAACTTATCTTTCGTAAAATCTACATCACCACTAAAAGTAGTAGAAAAGTCTGGATTTTGTAGACTAAACTGTAGGTTAGCTGCTGCAGCGACATTAACAGATTGACTAACTACTAAGTTTGGATTAGAAAAACTGACAACAGTGGTGTCGCTTGGTATACCATCTCCCTCTACAAGCATACTAGAGGTTATAGATCCTGTAACATCTGCTAATACTATATTTGCACTAGTTGATGCTGATGCTGATGCTTGTGCTGTGTAAGGTAAGTATTCACTTACAACATCTTCCATAGTAGGATCTTGCTCTATGTTTTCTGAAAGAATTTGAAAAGAAAAAGAATCTTGTGGATCCGCAGCTCCATTTACGTTGTTTAAAGTTATAACATCACCTGCTGAGTAATTACCAGCGCCAGCAACAGTAACAACTGCAGTTAAAATTATAGCTGGTGTTGATAAAGGAAATCCAGTTGTAATCTCTATGCTAGCTCCTTTACCATCTATATTAGTGAATGTTTGCGGGGTTACTTGGTAAGTAACGCTCATGTTTGATGTTATCATTAGCTGTGAGCCAACAATCAAACCTCTGTTTGTTTTGTACTTTGAAAACACAGGTGCGTTAAATGGGTAATACTTTGCTACAGAAATGTGCTCTTCTTTAGAGTAGTAAGTAGCATCTGCAGTAGCTGTGGTTACGTTTATCTTTCTTGGTTGGTTTCTATTGTCAGTGAAAAACAATAAGTCTTCTAGTAGATTTATACCTAATACAGGACTTGCTTTTGAGAAATTTAAAAAATTACCCTCAACTAACTTGCTATAAGTGTTCGTATTGTTATTGTATACATATATATAATGACTAGACGTTGCTGGTGCAAAGTTAGACAGTCTATCAGTAGATGTATCATTCCAATTAGTTATAAATGCAAACAACCTATTATTAATAGTATCTACGTAAAACCCTATTATATCAAGACCAACATCTGTTAGACCGAAGTCAGTCAAAGTTATATTACCATGTACATTCTGTAAGACTCCTGAGTTGTCATCCTCAGAGTTCATCACTGATGCATTTCTTGCATCTATGTATTCTCTATTTGAAACTAATCTAGGGTTAAGATCCTTATTCATCTTACCCCCTATAAAAGTATTCTTAACCTCTGCCATATATTAAGATTTTATCCATTTAGACTTACCTCTCATAACCTGAGATATTTCTTCAATTTTTATGTTAGACAACCTTATCTTAGCATTTCTAAGCTTAGCACTTCTTTCTCTTTTAAGTCTACTTACAACATATTCAGGTTGGTTTATTCTACTAGCTATTATTGCATGGCCTATATGTGCATACATAGCCTCTTCTATCATCTTAGGGACTCTAGTATCCAAATCATATGCTAAACCATCAGAGATGTATTCTATGGTGATCAGGACGTCCTTTAGATTGCTAGAAAAAGTAAATACCCCTCTAGCTTCGTCTATACCGAACCATCCGTTTCTTTGAGTTAGCTCTGGTTGCTCACCATATCTTTGTCCATTCATACCACCCCAGTATAAATTATTATCAAGGTAGCTGTTAACATCAACACCGTTATTAAGTTGATTGCTACTAAATAATCCAGTTATTCTTGATTGATCAGCAGCTCTCCATCTTTCTACAGTTTTTGGTGGATCGCTTTCTATATTTTCACCAGTTACATCTTGAGTCGGCACACCTTGATCGTCCTGTATAAGCGCCTCCGCTGGATTTATAGTTAGGTTATTGTTTGGGTATATAATTCTTTTTACACCTAGTCCATCTATGTAAGATACTCTAACGTAGTTCACATAGTCTTGAGGCATGATAGCGGTTAAGCTAGGTGACATAGTAAGCTCTTGTGATTTAACAGCTCTTAGTGTATCATAGCTAAATTCTTGCATACCACGCTTAGCGTGAAATATAACATCAGTTCTTTTAACGCTAGGTATTAATTTACCAGCTCCAACATACGCTACAATGAAATTATTTATAACGTCATTTAAGCTTGTGTATTGATAGCTACCGTAGTTCTGTTTTAGCGCTGTGGTATTTAATGAAACTACAATAGTAGCACCTAAAGCAGGTGCAGCGGCAAACCTTATAGTATTATTAGGTGTAGCTAATAATGTGTAATTCGTCACAACAACTCCACCTACAGTTACTGAAAAATTGGTATTTGATACATTAGGTATTGCAGCAACTAGATTAACGGTGAATGTACAAGTAAAGTCAACCGTTATAGCATTACCAATAAAAGCCTGTTGTCCAGAATAATATTGTGCGTTTGTTTGGGTTATTAAACCACCATTTGGATTTGGCATATCTTATTAGCTTTTTTTGTTGTTTTCTTCTTGCTGCATTTGAGTGGCAGCAACTTGAATGATTTGTGGATCTTTTACAACTACACCGAAGTAAAACAATGTCTTTAGTATAAAACTTGTTTGTTCTGATACATCTAGCTCTATGTCGATTGAGTTAACCGAATCATATAAGTATTGACCAACGGCGCCAACTGTAAATGCCCATATTGGATCAATAGGTTTTCTCAAGAAGTCACAGTTTACACTAGAAATAATAGTACTTGGCTTTACAAATATTCTATCGCTCTCAAGTAAGTATGTTGGAAATGATTCTGTTGATTTGGTTAATGGAGATTTTTGAATATTATAAAAATCCATTCTTTGAAGTCTTTGGAGTTCGACTTCTTCTTTATAGTTAACGACGCCTAGTCTGTAAAGATCTACGGTGTTACCATAAATATCAGTAGTAGGCAAAGAAAAATGAGCCGGTACTGTTCCAGCCGCAGGTACAAATGTTGCAACGCCTGATGTTTTAAATATAGAAAGGTGTTCGTCAACAGCAGCGACTCTATCTGCATAGTCTGTATCTGTTTGAGGTACACGTAGTTGCTGATTTAAGTCTTCGCCATATTGTTCAAATGTTTCTAACTGAACTTGTGCGGCAATTTTATTAAACTCATCTGGAGTAACGTAACCCCTTTGTTCTTTGTTAAGTATTAATAACACAGTCTTATATACTGTATTTACATTTATTGCCATATTAATATTTTATTTTAATTACAACAAAAGGCCACCCCGGAAAGGAGTGACCTAAAGTCATAAATTATAGTTACATGTTAAGAGAACTTTTTCTCTATACTTTTGTATACTAGCATTCCTTCATCAGTCTTAAACCAACTAGCTAATGCAGAGTATGGATGTTCATCAAATGGAACTGTCATTAGTTTTTTACCATTCGTTGCCCATTTAAACGTTTTTTGATCTTGTGATAAGCTAATAATACCTGCTTCAGCAGCTCTAATGCCAAAACTTCTAAGTTCTACATTCTCATCTTTAGCTAAGCTTATGAATAACGCTGGGTTATTTTTAGCTAACAACATAAGGTCTCTTCTTAACTCTTTAGTTGTCATCTTAGATACCGCACTACCTAACTCAGTTCTAACTATAGCTTCAGCGTGATCAACTTCTAATGTCATAGCTAAGTTTAGCGCTTCTACTTCAAGCTCTATATCTTCTAGCTCATCTATAGCGTTAGCAACCTCATCTTGTTCTAAATATGTATTAGATCTTTGTGGGTGGTATAAAGATAGAAGCTTTTGAAGGTTTTGTTTTTCTTTAGGAACCATTAATACTCCGTCTCTAAAAACAATATGTGCTAATGTTACTGCACCTTCTTGTTTATCTACAAATGGAGATATTTGATTAGTAGCATATCTTAATTCTCTTTCGTAACTTAACTCCTCATCGAAATAGAGAAGTGGAAATAATTGAGAGTGCTTTGATGCTAATGTAAATGTTAGCGGGGATTTGTCATTGTTAAGATAATACATTCTATCTTTAATCTCCCATTTAACTTGTTGTTTTTCTTTTGTTTTCATAATATAAAATAAAATTTAATAAAAAAAAGAAAACTTGAGGCCGCACATTACGACCTCAAGTTTCTTATAATAATAATGCTTATGCAGCTCCAGTGAACAATACAAAATTGTTAGCAGCCTGAGTAACTAAACATCTTTCAGATAAAAAGTTAACAGTCATAGCATCTAAGCTAGAAGTTTGAGCACCTCCAACAGATCCAGTAATCCAAGACTTCATTCTACGATCATCAGCTTCAGAAGCTCTGTAACGTACGTGTAAGAATGGACGACGGATGTTAGTACCTAACATTTGATCATAAACAGTACTTGTTCCAGCAGGAACTAATACTCCTTTAATGTTATCAACTAAACCTCTGGTAGTAGCATCATTTAGATATTTCCAGTCAGTTTTGTAGAAATCATAAGAACCTCTACGGAAACCAGCAAAACCTAAGTTCAATGCCATTTCTTCAGAGTTTTCAAATACTCCGTAAGAAGTACCGCCAGCACCATAAGAGTTCTGAGCAGCTAACATATCATCAAAATCCAAAGCAGTAGATCTGTTCAAGAACAACATGTTCTCTTCAATAGCTCCTTGCTTATCAAGATTTTGAAGAATAAGATCGAAATCACTTAATGCGCTTCTAGTTCCAGCTCCGCCAACACCTGCACCACTTGCGTAGTTTTGGTATACATTGCCTCGCTCTTCAATAGCAGAGAATAGACCTTGAGTACCATCGACTGATACAGTAGATGTAGCAGCTTTTTTCTCTCCTTCAACGACTGCCATTTCTAAGTAATCTTGAAAACGTAGTCTAGTTTCGCCTTCAGACTTTAGATACCATAAGTATCCATTTGTTCCATCTTCAGTAGCAACTTCAACCCAACCAATTTGAGCAGTATCAGATCCATTGATCTCATAGTTGTCTTTGATTATAATAGGTTTGTTATCAAATTGCTTAAATTGAGCGTCAAGCGAACCTACCATACCAAGCGTTCCTTTACCAAACTCAGAGCCATAAACAAATAAGTTAACAACAACGTTTCCGATAGTAGTTAAAGTAGCTGTAGTGTATGACTTAACAGTAATAGTTGTATCAGTAATACCCAATACATAACACTTAAGTGTAATGTCTGTAGCAGGATCAGTGACAACTACGGTATTACCTATGCGTATTGCATGAGTTCCATTGTTTAATGCTGTACCAGCAAAGGTAATAGTTGACCCACCAGCTGTTGCTGCACCTGAAACAGTTACTGTACCAGCTGTAGAACTTTCATATCCAATGTGTAGTCTTTCTTGTTCTGACCAAACAACTTGATCAGAAGTCATTGGCATTTCAGCTCCAACCATACGTAAGAATCCAGATAAAGTTCTGTTTCCGTATCGCTCTACTTCAGCCTCATAAATTTCTGGCAAATACTGTTGAGCAAAGTCATTTGTTCCGTCAGTAAAGCTTAAATAATTTGATTCTAATGCCATTTTTTTTGGCATAGGTGTAATGCTAAACTGACCAAGTGGATCAGCAGCATTAGGAATAAATTGTCCCATTTTTTTAGTTTTTAATTGTTAAATTGTGATTTTTTAATTTTAAGTTTTGAAGAATCTACTCCATTTATAGACTTAACTCTTAGGCCATTAATAAAAACACTGTCGCTTGCTGCTTGTCTAGGCTTATCAGATATGTTCTTAGAACTACTGACAACATCCTTTATAGCGTCAGCCTTACCTTGTTCGTAAAAATGGTTTGCAATCTTGTCTACATTTGAAGCGGCATACAAAGCTTTATGGTAACCTTTCTGATCTGATACCTCACCTTTTTTGTCTAGGAACTTCCCAACAAAGTTTGATATACTAGATTGTTCTTTGGCTGTTTTACTAGGGTTGCTAATGTTATACCTAAATTTTTTCTCTCCGACATTAAAATCAAAACCTTTGAAATCATCGTTAAGTAATTCAGATGTACCTTTTTGAAACCTTTGTAACTTGTCATTAGCTATCTGCTTCTCTTCATTATATCGGTTAAAGAAGTCTACAGCTTTTTTCTGCTCTTGAGTTACGCCCGGTCTTAACTTAATCTCGTCGTAGTATTTACTCTTCAAGTCTTTCAAAAAGCCTTTGGCTTCTGCAACTTCTTCTTTAAACGCAAGCTTTTTCTTACGTATTTCTCTTTCCTCGTCAATATCTTCGTCATATTCGAATTTATCTTCCAGTATAAAGGCTATTTCTTCCTCGTCTAAATGAGGTTTATTTTTTCTGTAATATTCTTTTAACAAAGTCTTACTATCGATGTCATCGTAGTTAGCATTTAATCTAACATAGTCTTCGATGTTACCACCTGTATCATCCATAAAAGAAACAAGTTTCTCTATGTTTTCAGGTAAAAGCTTTTTAGTTTCCACTGACTCTTCAACAGTATCAGCTACCACCTCTTCTTCTTCGTCTGTTATTTCTTGAAGCACTTGTACGTCATCGTCTGTAGTCGTATCCTCGATATTATCATTTGACACTACCTCTTCAACCACATCTTCAACTTGCTCTTGAACTTCATCTTCTGATTTTATTTCAACTTTAATAACATCGGGCTCTGCTTCTTTTTTAGCAGATAAATCTACCTTAGTTACCTCTGGTTTTTTAACCAGTTTTTTCATAGAAGGTTTCTTTTTAATTTTAAAATCCCCCTCTTGTTTTACTTCTTCTGACATAATATAATATAATATAAATTAAAAAAATTATCTTGGGCCAAACTGATCTAAACCAAATCCACCTAAAGTATCATTACCTGCAGACTCAAAGTTCTTTGGTAATAAATTGTTTTGTCTTTGATCTATTAATTCAGACTGTTGAGTCCCTTGTATCTTTACTCTCTTATCTTTTCTGTCTTCCATCTCCTTTTCTTTAGATGTCTCAGCGTTTGCTCTTACCTGTGCAAGCTGCATGTTAAAGTTAAACTCCTCTTCCATTAAGTCTCTCTTTATCTGAGCTTCAGTACGCATTCTTTGTATTTCAAACTGAGACTTAGCTTGTTCAATGCTTACTTTTTCAGCTGTTAACGCTTGTTGTTTCTGTACCTCTGCTAAAGCTGATCTCTCTGATGCTTCTGCATTAGCCTGTGCTTGCATTTGGATATTAGCTTGTTGAGTTTGTTGAGCTGCTTGTTGCTTTCTTTTTCTTCTCTGCTTTAGCATCTCGTTAGCAAGCTGCATATTATTTACTTGCCTTATGTCTATTGCATCTTCTAAGTCAATACCACCAGCTTGTAAAGCAACTTGTATGTTTTGTTCTAACTGAGCTTTAACCTGCTCCTCTGGTTCTAATTCTAAGAATATACCAAAGTCATGTAGGTTTAAGTTTCTTATCTCTTGTAGAGTACCAACGTTATATCTTGATATACTGTTCTCTAATGAGTTAGCTGTTAAAGAAAACTCTAGTGAATCAGCAACGCGCTTAGATATGTTCTCACATGCTCTAAGTGTTATGTAACTACTAGCCTGTAATATATGCCTAGTAGCTACGTTGGATTGGTTAGCCGCTAATTTTTGAAGTCCAACCAAAGCATCTTTATCTGGTGTAGAACCATCTCTTGCTTCGTTAAGCCCAGTCACATCCCTTATCATTTGTAAGTAATACTGATATGTCTGTATTAAAGATTGTATCTTAGCACCTCCACTTGATGACTGTAATTCTTGTACTGGTACCTTACCTCTATTTAGTTCACCATCTTGCGTTAATGACCTACCTAATATACTACCAGTTTGGAAGTACATGTTTAATGCTTCAGCAGGGTTATAGTTTGTCCCGTTGCCTAAGTCAACCTCAGCTAAACCATCTACATCTAGGAACACTCCATCTGGAACCATCCTAGACATTACTTGTTGTAATTTTAAATGCGTTAGTTGAATCATATCAGCAAACCCAGTAATCTTACTTACTATAGAATCTATTTTGCCTCTGTACATTCTTGGTGCACAGATCACATAGTTCATTTCCACCTTTGTTGTATCAGCGAAAGGTCTAGTCATGTTCTCTGCTAACTCCCACTTAAGCATAGTATTTGTGCCAAGTATTTTAGCGCCACTGTATAAAACCTCTATACTTCTTGAAACCTTTTTGAATGTATCATTCTCAGGTGGATCAAATGAATCTGTTTTTTGTATGGCTTTTTCTAGGCCATTTGGCCCTTGCTTAATTTTAAATACTTGGTTGTTGTAAGTCTTATATTCAAAGTATAAAATCTGAACAGTGTTTTCGTCATAAGCATTCCAACCAGTTATATACTGTCTGTTTCCAGGCATCTTCTCTATTCTCTTTAACTCTTCTTCTGGAATATTTGGAAATTGCTTTTTTAGCTCTGGTATAGATATAGACTTAACTTCACCTACGTAGTATATGTCTTCAAAGTTAGGATCATCAGTATAAGAATAAACCATGTTAGATGGATCGCAGTATTCAACAACTACGCCATTAGCTTTGTTCCAAGTTGTTTTAACGGAACCTATACCTAATACAGTTAGATCATAGTTAAATCTTTTTCTTATCTCATCATATTTGTTCTTAGCTAGTACTTGGCTTATAACTTCTTCGTTAGCTATTTCTATAGCCTGCTTATAATCCATTTGCATGTGCAAAGCTAACTCTTCTTTATTTTGAGGTAAACTATCTGGATCATCTGTTGAGAATCCATCAAGACCAATCTGCTCGTTAAGTTTAATTAAATCCTCCTTAGCAAGCATATCTTGAAGCACTGACTCAGCATACTTAGTTCTTTTCTGTATAGACTCTGGATCTTGAGCGTAAGCCTTTATATCAAAAGACTTTTCTGTCATACCATTAGATACTATATCAACAAATTTAGATATAACAGGTACTGGCTTCCAGTCTAAGTTCAAGTAAGATAAATCACCATTAATAGCTAATTCATCTTTGTACTTCTGCACAGGCTGTTCACCTCTAGCATATAGTCTTAATGTATGAAAATAATTATAGTTTAGCGAGAACCTATTACCTGCTCCACCTTGTCTAAACCACTCTGACTCTACAGCACGTCCAACTTGAACACCGTACTCAAAGCTTGATTTTTCTTCATCACTAACTACTTGGCTAGGAAATACACTATTTGGATTTGCGCCTACGTTCATTTAATTTTTTATTTTTGAAATCTGTCCTGTATTGTCATACATCTTCAGTCCTAGATTTATATTTTTTCTTACTATCCTATTCATTGGTGCGTATCTATTTCTGTTGCAAGCCATTATGGCTAGACCAGAGCTTATAGATGCATCGTGTGTTGTTCTGTTATTTATATTAAACCTAGACCAATCTTCTAGCGTTCTTTGAAAGTATACATCCCCTACTTCATCATCACCTAGTATTCCTACTAGTTCCTCTATATAAGTCTCAATAGCAGCAGCATGAGCTTGCTTTATATCCTCACTTGAGTTAGGTATTCCACCTATCTCTCTCTCTGTTACTGATAGCTTATTGTAATTCTTATCAGGTCTATTCATTGAAAAACCTCTATAACCTCTTCTCTTGAAGTGATATAGAAGTCTAGGCTTGTTATTCTCTGCAAGTATAGGCATGCCATAAAATATACAGGCCATTAGTATATCCTCAAAGAATATCTCAGCAGTCTGAGGTCTAGATATATATTCTAAAAAAAAGTGATTAGATGGTGCATCATCCATATTAAACTTAGTTAGCCCGTGTAATGCTCCGTTAGAACCTCTTCTATCTACTGTACCAGATATATCATAGCTGTCACAACCAAAAGCGCCTAAGTGTTCATTACCAGGATATTTAGAGTCACCTTTGTCTATAACCCTGTTTTGTAGGCTTTTAGGTGGAATCCAAGTTATGTTAAATCTACCACTTTTATTTGGCATAAACATTACTCTTGTATCTTTTATACCATTCTCCCACTGAAAATTACCTTTAGTAACTAAACTACTAGATGCCATAGATTCATTGTAATCTATTTGTTGGTATATTTTAGCTAAGTTAAATAAAGACTCTTTAGCTTCGTCTCTAAATGCATGCTGCTCTGTTCTTGGAAACTGCCTGTAGAATTCATTTAAACCATCTTGGTCTTGCTTTAATCCTTCAACTTCGTTGTTCCAGTAGTCAATGACTCCTTGTGTAATAATTGTTCCATACGGATCTTTAACTGGTCTCTCTGGCGTATCGAATACAGGTAATCCATAAGCATCAATGTATCCTTCGTAATTCCATTCCATAGGTATGAACAAAGAGTATAATCCAGAAGCAGTCTGTCCGTTATTGTTTCTTGCTGTAACATCTGAGGCATTGTATAATTTTTTAAAGTTGTCACCGCCTTTATCTAAAGCGTTTGAAGTTGAACCCATCATACATTTACCAACTATTCTACTACCAAGTCTAAGGCAGGTTTTAGTTACTCTCCAGTTGTTAAGTATGTTATTTGGTCTCTCCCATTTACCAGACTCATCGTGAGCTAGTAACTTAAGTTTCTCTCCATCATAGGAGTTGTCACCTGTATTCTTCCAATCAATCGTAGTATCCAACCCATCGAGATCTTCCGGTCTGTCGTTAGTATCAAGCTTCCTTCTTGTAAGCTTTGAGGCTGGTACCCTATATGCAAGTTCTGTCTTTGGTCTGTCCATACCGTCTTGTATGGGTTTGAAGAAGAACGGGTAGTTAACTGATATTGGTACGACTTTGTCGGTAAACATTTTCTTTGCATCAGGTCCTGACTTGGATAGTATACCATACCTTGAGTCAGTTGACATTGTAGCAAGGTTGACAATTTCTCCAGATGACATGAATGAAAAGCCACTCCGTCTATTCTTGAGGTAGCACATTCCAAAGCATCTTGTATCTGCCTTACAGGCTTCCCAGAATATGTAGAAAAGTCTATTTGATTCTCTAAAGTCTGGCTCGCCAACGTCAATTTTTGACCATTGCAAATACATGTAGTGAGAACCAGTAATATAAGTAGGATTACCGTTGTTAGTAAACCAAAACCCATTCTCGCGTCTTTCAAACTCTTTTTCAATATAATCATACCATTCTTCCTTGAACTCGTCGGGATATTCCTTCCAATCAAATATAGTTTTAATTCTACTTAATTCTTTTGGATAATCAGTTTTACCCCATTTTTTGTCTTTAAAGTTGTGAGTTTGAAACTCAGCTGGTAAAGCTATTTTAAGGTTTTGTATTTCGTATACTTCACCTATTTCACCAGTTTTACTTATGACAATTATATCGTGTTCTTCATCGTATCCATACTTCCAGGATTTATACCTATTACGCTTTTTAAGCGTAGATGGCTTTATATGGTTATGTAGTACTTTATATAAACTCTGTTCGTACATACTAACCTATTTTAGCTCTACCTTCAGCAAAGCCTTTAAAATTACTTTGCTTCTTGCTCTCTTGCTTTTTACTATCGTCTAGCATCGACTCTTCCTCCTGTATTCTATTTAATATCTCAAAAGCATCAAATATTGCTAGCTTCTTAGTTGCCGCTGCATTTTTTAGTCTGTCAGCAGTAATATCTTCTCCGCTATCAACGATAGCTTCTTTAGCAACTTTTATTAATTCCTCAACTGCTTTTTGCCCAGCTAGGATTATATTCTTCTTCGTTTCCTTTACGTTCATGCTTGGCTACAATGTTATTTAATTTCATACAATATAATAATTCTCCATCTATAATAAACTCAAATTCAGACGTTGGTCTAAAAGAAACTAAATCTTCTTTATTTACACCAAGTGAATCTAGTTGTTTGTTGCCGTATTTTAAAACTCCTAATAATGGTCTCTCTTTAGTTAAAACAAAGATGTCATAGTTTACTAAAGGTTTTACAAAACAATAGTCTAGATGTCCTCTATTGTCTCCATACATATATATCTGATCTGCAGAACAAGCATACAAATCTTCTTTGATAAAACTTCTACTGTTTTTTTCGTTACCTCTTATATCGTAGAATCTTCTGAATACATTGTGGTGAACAATAACCTTGTCACCGATTTTTATATCTGTATCTAGTAGTATAGGTAAAGCAACAACCTCCGCTACTTTACTTACGCTTTTAAATTCTTCTATTCTTGTGTTAGTTACAAGATCTACGTCACCAACCTTTACTGTGTTGTTATACCTACTATCAATAGGCTTAACAATAAAATCGTGTACACTTTTCATATGGTATCAAGAATAAACTTTACAACAAATACAACCAGAATACCAAAACAAAAGCCAACGAGAAAATGCTCATCAGACTCTTTCATTGTACTGTAGGTCGTATTCAACGGATATAGCCATGTTAGAATTAAACTTCTTCCACGGTAATACCTCGTTGTTCTTTTTTATGTAAATGTTATAAGAGTTATCTTTCTCTTCAAAGAGAATATTAGATATTTCATGACCACCATACACCTGCTGTGAAACAGCGTAATGCATCGCATCGCTTTTGTAGTCAGCTCCTATGCTGATCTTTCTTATAACACTTGACATTACTCAGTAACTTTTTCCTCGATTTCAGTAAAACTACCGTCTTCAAGGTTGATGTTAACACGGCCGTAATTTTTTTCTAATTCTTTTTTAGTAGACTCAACCTCTTTGTTGATCTCAAAAAAGATATTCATTACTTCGTGCTTTCTAATTTCTAAAGTCCCTAAGTCTTGCTTAACTTCAGCAATTTTAGTTTGTTGATCTCGAATTGATTTTAATTCTTCGTCAGTAATTCTCATTGTATTAAATTTGATTTGATTATATTATTACTTATTATTACCTATATTTTTCCATTTTTCTGCTCCTCTTGAACCAAAGTAAGCAATGTAAACTGTTGTAAGTAAAGTTTGTAGTAGATTAACCCATCCAGCGCTAACCGTAAAAGGTGTATTCTCAACACTGTCAACCCAAATAAGAGCTACAGCCATGACTGTTAAAAACACTAATGAAAGAGGTCTGGTGTTCTTACTAAGCCAAGAATCAGATTTCATATCTGAGTCCCAACGTTTTGTAACCTCTTGCATTTCAACCATATCCTGCTCTAGTAACTTAAGTGCAGTTTCCTTGTCTTTGACAGGTATAGATTTATCTTTAGATATTAATCTTTTAACTACACCTAAACCACCTAAGTCAGGTAGTATTCCACTTAGAATATCTAATAGTTGTGGCGCTTTGTTTTTTATAAACTCACCTACCTTAGTTTCGTTAAATTTTTTCTTAGACATTGTATTTACTATCTTTATACTTAGTACCAGACCTCATATAAGCTTCAGCCTCCCAAGGCGAATTGCTTGGTGAAGCCATAGCTATCTTTTTGTCTTTCTTAGAATGAGCTTTTCCTTT